AAGTTTTTTTCCTCATCCATAATGGCTGACATAAGACTTGACATAGCGCCCGATCTTATCCATAATGGTGTGCCTCAAAGACTTTCAGATACGATAATTCTAAACAACCGACCAACAATCACACTTCTGTCTCACTTCAACTCTCTTTTTCACGAATCAAATATTGTTAAATCACCCCACATCGCGTCATCTCAAACTACAGTTAATTTATACATTCGTAAGCATTTACTGACTCGACTTCATGATAGATTACAAACTGTCGAAACCAGCACTCTACCGAACATTACTCAACTTAAAGAACATATTCAAAGTTATTTCCGTAATGAACATCAACCTATTTTTCAAACCCTGACTAACAATAATCTTAGTGATGAATTTTTAGGTGTAACTACTTTTGGTTTAAGTTTATTCGCAACTTCGAAGTTGGATGCAGAACAAATAGAACGAGTACGAATTGAGACCCTAACTGAAGGAAACGTTACACTTAAACCATTCTCCGCTGACGGTTTAGAAGTAATTTTAGATGATAGTTACATCGGAATAATTGGAAAAATTTCTGGTTTAGAAGTACATAAATTGCTCGATAAATGTTGTCGTGAAGTTCCTGCTCAAATGGGAATATTAACTGACGAAGTTAAACTTTTAATACGTTCCGGAAAATTAAGAATTGACGGTGGATACGATTTCAATTGTCCTGCTAGTACAACAGACGTGACACACTATGGCGGTTACGACCAATATTCGAGACAAATGTTTGAAAAATTGAATTTGTTCTTTAACATTAGTTTGAGCATTATTCCTGTTTCTGCACTTAAAACTATTCATGTATTTGAGAAAGAACTAAGCGCTTTAGATGCTGACAAATCACTTTTAGAACAAACATGGAGCGGAGTCTCCTCATTTATTGAAACCTGGAAAGTAAAAACTAAAGCTAAAGATGAAGATCAAGATGAGTACGAACTAACTGGACTGTCTGCACTTAGAAAAGGAGTCGATGGCAATTCTGTATCTAGCCCTTACAATGATAAGAAATTCATCGAATGGTATTCTAAGACGTTTGCTAAAATAGAGAAAGGTTCATCGTTGCGTAAGACCGAAATTGAAGACAAAAATACATCCGGCACTTCAAACATAACAAAGCAAGTTAAAATTCATTTTCCTGTTCAGTATTTCGATGAAGTCAAATCTAACGGTCATGAAAAAAGTGTTACCGTAATCACTAATAAAGGTGAAATGTCATTGGAATCTTACCGAAAGATAGGTGAAATATTAAGTGCGATCTGGAAACGTGGTAAGGCATTAGCTGCTCCCTGCATCGATTACATCAAACTTGGTGTCGAAAAAGCTTATCATTTAGCTCCTGTAATCATGAAGAAATATAATTTAACTATTGATGATATAATTCACTTTATTGAAATTGGTCCCTCATACTTAGCGAAATTGGATAAAATTGATGATTGGTCCTTAATTGCAAAATTGATTATTACCAGTGTTTTGCCAAACATCATTCAAGCGGTGTATAAAACAGATCCTAGCAATAATGTTATGAATTCGGTTATTATTAGCAGAGCTAACAATTTATTGAAGGCGGATCGCGATCGTCTAATTAAGAAAGCTACCACTGCAAATTCATCTACCAGTAATTCAAATCCAGAACATGGTCAAAAGGTTGTGTTAAATAAAGTCACCAGATGATAATTGAGGTTTCATCATTAGCGCGACTAGTTCAGTGCTGTGCGATCTTCAGTTCATTATTGATGCCGAGTGACGACGGCTAGGGGGAAATTCAGCTATTGTC